CCTGAGGGGACCTCCGTCACTGTCTTTTGCTCAACGGGATAAGTGCTTACTTATCCAGGGCACCTTTTGAAGGTGTCATTTCGACTTGGCACTGGGGAACCATTTGTATGGAATCCAGAAACCAGACCGAACAAGCTTAACAGTATTAACGGAGGCCCCTCAGGGTACTTTTGTCCTGGCCATTCGGCCTGGACATACAGCAGAAGCGAGTATTCTACGATGATACCATCACCGCGTTTCCGTAAAACAGACCAGCTTGTGCCTAGCAAATATGTCACGACGGATTACAATTCGTCTGGCACACAGCAAAGCACTTCGACTACGATAAGTGGCCGAATGAAGTCTGGTTCACTCAAGAGCATCCTCGACTACCCCGAACCGGGGTTTATTCGTCGAGTTAAGGCTGGAGAAGTTATTCTCCATCCTGTCACGATTAACCGTGAAGCGCGAGAGTGTACGGAATCCTCATGGTCGTTCGGACCTCACCCTGTTTGGGGGAGACGGACGATCGTCGGGAGTATGGCGGCGGAATTCCACCAGCCCTGTACGGGCGAAGCGGCGTTCCGGGATAAACTCGCAGATTGGAAGGGTCTAGCGCTCATCGAGGCTTATGCCAAAATGAATTCGCCAGACGAGCTCTCAAGCGTGTTTTACGCAGAGCGCGGAAAAACCCTGACAATGATTCGCCGTCCCCTAGCTGGTACACGCGACCTCGTGGAGAAAATCTTCAAGAGGAAAATGCGTTATATCAGATTGGGGTGGACCGTCGCACGGGCCACAGCGCAAGCTTGGCTCGAGTTCCGGTTCGGGTGGCGACCGTTGATGTCAGACATAGCCGGTATCGCGAAAGCGGCCGGACATGCCAAACCATTGACGGGTACTCTGCTGACAAAGCGTGGCGGAGTGGACCGCGAATTTGCGGAAATCTTCGCAACGCATATTGCACCTGTCCCTGGGTTTTCCACCATGGACGTCACTACCAATTGGCAATTGCTAGCCAATATTCGCGCGGGTGTGTTATACACCTACCGCGATATCACAGAGGCAGAGTGGAAGGCCAAGTGTTTCGGTTTAAACCTGAACACCGTCCCCTCTCATATCTGGGAATTGGTACCTTACTCGTTCGTAGTCGACTATTTCTGGAAAGTCGGGTTGTGGCTAGCTGCCATTACCCCCGATCCGGATATAACTGTTCACGGGAACTGGGTCAGCACCAAGCTGAATCGGTTCGGCCAAACATCGGCTGATACCGCTACCATATTTATTAATGGTCTCGGGCCCCCGTTTAGTTATACTCAAGGTGGTGGGTCTTACAGCGAAGAGCTGGAAGAGTTCACCCGTGAGATTGGTCTTTCACTACCGAGCGTGCCGCCGATGGCAGGGAAACCCCTGTCATTTTCTCAAAACCTCGACATCGCAGCGTTACTATTAAACCTAGTTAACAAAAACCTAGGCCAGCTGCGACTGTAGAGCAAAGTAGCCCCTTACTAAGGAGCATTAAATGTCTGGTCTTTCAACCATGACTGTGAAAAGTGGGGCCACCATGGCTCCCACTGGTGGTACGGACCTGGTCTTCGCCCCTGACGGGGAGTCGGTCCAGAACGGCGTGCATCTCGTAGTGCCAGCTGTAACGGCCTATGCGACGCGACCGGGGCTCTATGCAAAGTATCGCAAGCCTACGGTCAACGCTAATGGCGTTTACAGCAAGGACAAGAAAAGCATCAGTTACACGGTGCCTTATGTTCTTGCTGACGGGACGATCTCGTTCAATGTTATTCGTATCGAGCGAGAGGTACATCCCGAGTTCTCGGCTGCTGCTGCACTCGACCTTAACATCGTCGCGTCGCAACTGCTCACCGATAGCGAATCCGCTACGTTCTGGTCGGCCGGTGCACTGACCTAATCCAGGTTGGTGTCAGGCCTCTATGTGGAAATACTGGAGACCTATGAAGAAAAAACAAAAGACCAAAGCAGAACGTCCGTATTCTGTAGACAAGCTGATGCGTAATATTGCGTCATGCTTGGCCAGAGACTTTCGGAGCACACTAAACGGTCTTCCTCCCGCAGTGAATGTCGTGCAGATTCATGAGCACGGCACTATAGGGGAGATACGAGGTGTGGATTGGCACCTAGGAACGATGACAGATCCATACGACTTCAAACGTGTGTATCAGTTGTCCTCCTTGTTCAAGAGATATAGGTTCGAAAAGGACCTGTTGTCGTCGAAGGAACTCGAGGAGGCTGCCGAAAAGCAGTTTCTAGAGAACCAGGATCGCCTGCGAGATATTAGGCTGGATGCTCTTCCTTGCTATATGAAGAACATCCTGTCCTATGCACGCGGGTATTGCCATAAAATTCTTGGCAATTACGACCTTGAGGAGCATTTGTCTCTGTGCCGTTTCGGAAGGAAAGCCAGTGTAGGAGTCCCGATGCGCAAAGCCTGTGAGGCCGAGCGATGGGAGGTTCCGATATCCGGCTCCGTGGAACAGATCGTCTGGTTCTCCCGCGTTGCATTGCAGGAGGACGATCAGGCACGTGAATACGTGTTTGGTCAGGCAGATGGGGAAACCCCTCTGTTTAGGCCGGTCAACACGCTGGCACTGACCTTTGTCCCGAAAACGTTTAAGTCTCTTAGGAGTATTATGCCTAACACCACAATCGGCACGTTTTATAGTGACGGTTTGGGTAAGGTTATCCAACAGAGACTAAAAGCGGCGCGCTATGATATCACCAAATTACAAACTGTTCATGGTGATCTAGCACGTCTGGGTAGCCTCACGGGTGAACTCGTGACGGCAGACCAGAGCCTTGCCAGTGATAACATTACACTGGAATTAGTCAAGGCTATCGTCCCTGACCGCTGGTTCGAAGCACTGAACCTTGGTCGGATCGATAAAGTGGAGCTTCCTAGTGGCACGTGCGTGGATACACTCACGTTTTGTACCATGGGGATAGGCTTCACTTTTCCGCTTCAAACGCTTATCTTCCTTTGTTTGCTGAAGGCTTTAGATCAGGTTTATACCTCCGGGCGCTCACTCGTGAGCGTCTATGGGGACGACATGATTTATAGTACTAATCTACACCCTTTTGTCCAGATGGCGTTTCGCAATCTGGGGTTAAAGATAGATGTAGATAAGACGTATGCCGACGGTTGTTTTAGGGAGTCCTGTGGTAGTGACTACTACGCAGGCGTGG